GACGCCACTTCTGCACCCTTGGGTCTTCCTTGGCGAGGCGGGGATTAAAGTCTCTAGAAGTGATTGTGTCAATAATTTCGTCTGGATCAGTTAAATCAGTTACATGGCAGGTAGTCCAGATTGTGTCTCTATGAGTGTAAAGCATTCGCCTAGTTCCTGCTTCTGTGATGCCACTGTAGCCTGTTTTATATCGGTGGGCTGGGATACCATGATACCAGACAGTCACATCACCCTTCATTACGAAGAATGGATGGGTAGTCAGATGGAGAAGAGTAGTAAGGATCGTATCCTTCGGCATATAGATTTCCCGAATATACATCCCCGGAGTGAACTTGTGAACCAGCGGACATTCCCGTGGAGGGAGTTTCAGAATCTCCAAGTCCATTAGATTAAGCTCGTAGTCTGGATCACCATATCCAACGACATTCCTTGCATCAATCTTATCTGGGATTGTCAGCGTCATCTTGAAAGGAAGTAGTCGTTTGGTGAGGGAGAGAGTAGATCAGACCCGATTAGGTTATCTGCTCTGCTATAGTTAGCGAACCGAATTGGAGCAGCAGTTGGTATCTCTACATTTGACATTTCCTTCTCTTGCTCTTGCACAGCAAGGGATAGGTTACTCAAGAACTCCTGCGCCTTGCGATTCTCCCGCGAGTTCAATGCCAGAACAGCATAGATCATCGCATCAGGAATGAACTCAACCAGTTCCTTTGGATCAGTTAAATCGAAGTATTTCTTCGATGCGTAAAGCGTAATACACTCGCAGGTCTTGGGTGCTTTGAACCTACGGAAGGTTGGGTTAGCATCGTTCGGTTGATAGATTGCTATCAGCGTCTTTGCTTCCAATGCGGTATCGTAGGCATACACCCGAATCCTACCTTTGGTAATTGGCTTACTGACTCCGCGAATCCCCTTCACAAGGAGATCAGACTTTGCCAGCGTTGGAGGATTGGCAGTAGCTACCTTAACTTTGTGGTAGGTGTCATACTGGTCTTGCGCTTCAAACATCAATTCTACTCCGATGTCTTCAGCTTCCTCGGCCATTACTCCGATTTGGTATGGATGCGTTGTGTAGTCACGGAAGAGGACATGGAGTCCTCCTACCTCTACGATCCCTCTATGGCATGAGTGATCCGCATGGAGAGCGAAAGCGTTGGTAGCATTGAACCATTCGTCTGCTAGAGACGTTGATTCATTCCCGATCCAAGCAAGTTTGATTTGCTCGTATCGGGCTGGCAGCGTGAAGCAATCGTTCACGCAGCAGATTTGGACATACTCTTCTTGAGTAGTCCATGCCCGTTTATTCCAGAGCAGTCTCCTTGCTTGGTTTACGGCTTTGACTCCGCGCTCGTATGAACAAGTGCCTGAATCTCCGACGAACCCCTTCACAAGCTCAACCATCTCTTCGAGGGTATCAGCCATAGGGATTATCGTTTCCGATAATTATTTCGAGCCAACGGGCTTTCCAGATTTAGGAAGCGGTGCGCTGGAGTATGGGTTCTTGCCAGTGTTAGGTGGGTTCATGTTGCCCATGCCTTCACGGATCATGCCGCGAGTTGGTGCGCCGCCCGAAACTAACTTGGGTTCTGTTCCTTTTAGTGGTGTCATATGTTTAGTTTTTCTTTGTGATGGCTTATGGTGTCGAAGAATGAACCGCCATCCAGTTCAAGCTCGTAATTTCTGGGATATTGTTATCAACGCGAATTGTAAACCCTGATGCGTTTTGGGAGATAATTGTGAAAAGAGGGGTTGATGCTGGAGTTCCAGAACCATAGATAGGAGTCAACGATAGTCCATAAACAGCAGACGGGAGAGCGGAGCTAAAGGTGATTCCAATAGATGTTGTGTCTCCAGCCGCAATTCCTGTTTGTGTTCCGTATCTAACTTTAATAGTCTGGATTGCAGCGACAGTTGTTTCCAATGTATCGACTCGCGTATCAAGTGCATTGATTTCGTTCTGTTGGTTAGCCAACTCTTGGTTAATTTGAGCAACTTGCGCTGGAGTTACATCGCCCAATCCCGGCACATTGATGGTTCCATTAGTCAGAACTTCATCAATGAATACTTGAAATACATTCTGCCAGTTACCAGTTGGACAGAAGTCATCTGGGACATTTGGAAATGTAAGTGCTGGCGATGAAGACTGATTGTCCATAAATTAGTTCACGATATTGTAGTTCCAGTATTTCTCTTGGCAACACAAAAATGGTTCACACTCTTGATTTTCTTCTGGGCAGTCACCAACTGGAGAGTCATCGTTGTTCTTGATGTTTGCCATCAACCTTACTCGATCAACAGTAGCTGCTCCGGTTAAGTTTACTTTGATCTGGAATTCTGATCCTTCTACCGATGGGATTCCTGCCAAGTCATTGCATTCACTTGGGTCTGGTGTGTTAAACTTGTAGCGTTTGTAGCGATTACCGCCCCGTTGTGGGAAGCATTCAGTTACTACTGGTGAACACGGATCGCACCCAAATGTCGTAGGCACTTTCAGTTGTGACCAGCAAGGATTAGAGTCAGCGCGGAAATCGACATAGCTATCTACTTCACCTTTGATCTCACTCATCCACATTTCTCCACCAGTAATCTTTTTACGGAGGAACTTGTTTGTAGCCCCGCTTCGGTTGAAGTCATACCTACCAGTTGTGAAGAAGGATTCGATCTGTCTAGTTCCATTCGGGCCGTAGTCATCGCCTTGTGCTGTGGTGAACTCGTAGAGTCGGTTCTTGTTGTCTTTGTCGAATGAGAATCCGAATCCCCGCTTTTCACCTTGGATCAGTGCAGTCAGAAGTTGAGTTGGTCTGATTCCCGTCCATACTCCATTCCAGCGGAATGATAGTTGTGCGTCCGGTGCAGGAGTTGAGGATTGGTCGAGGTCAAGAACAACCATGCCCCTATGAAACCTATTCAGTCCCTCTACGCCTTCTGCGCGATAGGTCTGTGGTGAAACAGTATTGATGAGGTAGTTGTCGAAAAAGATAGTCGAAGCGAATTGCTTCATCCACGGGGTATCATTTGATACCCACTTGTTCACATCCCTTGATAGTTTACGAAGTGAGAAGTATCTATTGAACTCGGATTGAGTATTGGAATAGAACGCCCAGCCATCGTGTGATCTGAACCAGAGTTCGGAGTTTACCAATGCAAGATTAGGGCTGGTGCATCCGCGCCCAAGGAGTGAGATACGCTGGATGTTCGATGTGTTCCATTGTGACCTTGGTAGAGAGACATCCATTGAGAATGCTCCGTTCCCTGTAAGAACTACTAGCTGACCTTGGCCGCGAAGGTTGTATCCTAGCTCTGGCATTACCTTCATGCCTGTAATGTTTCCCATCATGGCTGGAGTCGAGAACGCCCCACCTTCTGCCCAGTATCCTATCTCTGTGAAGTTCTCTGTATTCTTGGTGTCAGTAAACCCACCACCATAGATGATGTCAGATGCGTAGATTTGGTTGAACCTGTCAGAAACAAAGACTCGCCCAAAAGCATACTCCATGATCGTTCCAATCGGCATCTTTGCCAAGTATGGATTCAGTCGGTAAGCAGGTAGTTTAACTGTGCCTGTTCCTGTTCCCCTTTGAGTGTCTGTAATTACTGCGGTGAACTTAACTCCAATTGTATTGGATGGTGCGCCGATCAGAGTAAAATTGGTAGTCCCAACTGATACAATCTCGCAGTAGTCTCCGTTCTGGATTTCACTTGCAGTCAGCGTTCCTAATACTCCATCCCATGCTATCGCATTTTGATAACCATTTTGGATATACGCCCGATCTTCAGCTTGCACGAAGAATGTGTGCATCATGCCCGGATCGTTGCCTTCGATGACCTTGTAGGCGAATGCTCGGTTGTTTACGATCTTCAGAAAGTAGATAATCCCAGATACAGATAGCAGCATTCCATCGCTTGTTCTGTAGTTAGTTGCTCGATACGGATACGCACCTTGAAAATTACCACCAAGAATATCGTTAACGATAGTCTCGGCTTCCCCATCTCCAGCGATAATCGGAATGTTCCGAATGCTCGGTCTTGTTCGGTTTATTCCTCCTCGGAATGTCCTATTAACCGATTCTGATACTACAGACTCCGGTAAATACGATGGATGAGTATCTGCGTCTTGCGCGATGATACTTGTGAATCCATCAAAGACTGATCCTTCTGCAGGCATTAGTAAACAATACGAAGATCACCAGTTGCAGTTTTGTAAACGCTATTTACAGCAAGTCCTCCAGCTACTGCCGCTGTATTGTCCGCATAAGTAGGAACATTACTAATCTGTAGCACAGTAGTTGGCTCTAATGAAATAGCATTTGATCTAATAGCGGAATTAGTTCCGTTTGTTAATATCCTTAAATCATAGTCATCTGATATTGGTGATTTAAGATCAATGAATGCTCCAGTTGTTCCGCTTAACTCAATAGATCCTTGTCCTGTTGTGTTTTCTATATCAAGTGAATTTCCTTTAATATTGTTATCACAAATAAACGATCCTGCAACGTGAAGTTTTTGAGTTGGCGATGCGGTTCCAACCCCAACATTTCCAGTTCCCGGATTTAAAATAATATTTTGATTATTACCTGTTTGAATAGAACCACCTGATCCAGATGTTAATATCCTTAAATCAAAGTCGTCTGATGTTGGTATTTTAAGATCAATGTAAGCATTATTTGTTCCACTTACTTCAATAAATCCAGTTGTTGTATTGCCATTTACATTAATTGATTTGCAATTAACTAATCCAGTAGTAGTCAATGGTTGGCTACCAAGATCAACTGGGCCAGATTGAAGAACACTATTGATCGTAGCAAACTCAACATTTCCATTGTTTGAATTGACGACTTGTTTAGATGTTGGAGTCTGAATCGTTTTCTGACAAGCAGCGGAGTCTTCTACTACCAATCGTTTACCATTGGCAGTTGTTTCGAGTGGTTCACACAACAACGGAAAGTTGGTGTCGCATGGTGGGCATGGTGTGCAGTAGCTCATATATTATTTTCTGCTTTTTCTCTGCGAGCGTCAAACTCCAAAGCGCGTTGCTCTTGGATTTGTTGGTTAATATGATTAATCAATGGTGCAGATACTCGGTATGGCAACTCTACCAATGCCGCACTCAATACTTGCAATTGTTGATCGTTGAATTCAATTTTCATAGTGCTGAAACAATAAAGGATAAAAGTTCTTCATATCTTACTCCATATCTATTACCAGATGCACGATATGGTTCAATAACATTTCCTTCATTGTCCTTTTGTTCTTCAATTTCATTCCATTCATCGTAGCAATAAAATCCATATTTATTAGGATCAAGGCCATGCGACTTCATTATATCACCAATTTGTTGAGCGGATGCGCCAAAATGAATTCGTGCATTATCACCTTTTTCTTCAATAGATGAATTGAATTTAAACTTACGAAGATTTTGTTTTATTTCAAGTGCAGCTAATTTTTCAGCATCCTCAATTTGAAGAAATGTTTTCTCTCTTGCATCAGAAGTATTGATTGTTCCAGATGCGGCGTATACTTGCGACCACCTAAACGATGCCTCTCCCAATCCCCTTGTAGCGTCAGCATCTGGCCTTGTGTTTTGAAATATGCAAACATTAACATTTGCATCAAAAGATGCAATGTTTGTTAATCCATCTGAACTCTGAATACGAACAACTCCACTTCCTTTTGG